AGCGGCAGTATAATACGCAAAAGGGTTCTGCGATTTTGACTCGTCAAATTGCAGTCCGATTTGACTGAGTTGTAACAGGGCTTGTCCCCGCATTTCTTCGTTGTATGTATATCCACGCCAGTTGCTCCTTGTTGCATATCTCTCGCATAATTTCATAAACATTAATGCCAGTTTCTTTGTCATTGTTCCATGCTCACGACAAAATTCCCCGGTTTCTAAATCGCCCTTCCAGTGACTCTTTCCTACCAGATACGGAATTTTATGATCTGTGATGCGGTAGTGATAGAAGGGTGGGAAATTTAAACGAATTCTTGTTGGGTTAAGAACAACCACATCAACAATATCTTCTAACGGATCATCGTCGGCTTCGATTTCTAATAAGTCTTGTATTTTTTGCTTTTTGCCCGCAGTCTTTGGTACTTTCTTTGGAGCCATTGGTATGTGATCCCAGCAGGTAATGCGAAAAACTAAATCTGTATTTGGTATTTTTTTTGGATCAACAATAGTTCCTTCTCTTTTTAATCGATCTGCTCGGTTTCTTCGAGCCTCAGCTATGGTGCGAATATTAATTTTGTCAACGCTGGGTAGAATTATGTCGTACTGGTGATCAAGCACAGGATCGCGAAAAACGCAGTATGTATTTTTTGATAGGTGTATTTCTTTTAAAATATCACGATTATTTAGGTAATTTACTTTTGCAGGTGTGCGTATTAAAGACATTCAAGTCCTCCTATGTATAATATTTATTATAGCACATCTTTAGCAGATGTCAACCTTTCAAAATATACATGGTTTATATTTTGTGTAAATACACATTATAGGATAAAATATGGCAACATTTTACGGAACCGCAACCGCATTAGACGCTGACACAGCACAAGGATTGGCGTTAGAACAAGCCAGGTCTGCGGCATTTGATGCGCTGGGCACCAGCATCGAGTTTACTGGTTTTGATCAAGTTTACGTAAAGGCCAATAACGACGGCACCGCTCGGGCCAATTTTCAAGACTTTACCTGGACAGCCAGATACCAAGTGCAAGCCGTTCAAGTTGATACACCGCCACCAGCAGATGGCGAGGATGCAAACAATGAAGAGCTGCCACCATTGGGTGATCCCATTGTAATAGCACCAAATCCTGTATTAAATCTCGATATCACTGAACAAACCGACGGCAGCAATGTTAATACAGGCCCAACTGACGTAAATGATACTACTGGGCTGGATGCAGGGGAGCAAATTCCAATAGATCAAGTTGTTACTGCACCCGAAGCAGTTACTGACGATGGGACCACCGACGGTATACAGCAGGTAATAAGCCCCGATACAATTTACGATGATGGTACCACGGATGGTATACAAACACAGGTAAATCTTGACCAAGCTAGAAATCAAGCAACACTTCAGCAACAACGAAAACAAGTCAACAACGGTGACTGGCGTGTTAGATTAAGTCTAGCACAAAACAGCCAATTTTTGTACAGCTTGCCTGAAAGTCAGCGAGGTATTTTAGATCCGTTGTTTTACACTAACGGTGTTATATTTCCGTATACTCCATCAATTGAAACTACCTATAAAGCAAACTACAACACCTACGATCTAACACATTCAAACTATCGCGGTTATTTCTATCAAGGTAGTCACGTTGACGCCATTGGTCTACGAGCAACATTTACTGCGCAGGACACACAAGAAGCCAACTATCTTTTGGCAGTGATTCACTTTTTCCGTAGCGTTACAAAAATGTTTTACGGACAAGATGCAATTCGTGGTACCCCACCACCACTGTGTTATCTAAGCGGTCTTGGCGAGTACCAATTTAATGGGCATCCTTGTTTAGTGTCAGAGTTTAGATATTCGTTGCCCGACAATGTAGATTACATACGAACTGGCAGTGTTAATATCAATGGCACTGACCTACTCACACGTCGTGACCGACAGGCTGCTTCTACTAGCCCAATTATTACAATTATCAATCGATTGATAAATGCAGGGCTAACTAAAGGTGCAGAGGACAGTACACCTGCACCACCTACGTTAGGGCTGAACAGTCCTACCTATGTGCCTACAAAAATGGAAATAAGTTTAACTCTGCTCCCAACACAAAGTCGTAGTCAAGTCAGTAAAGAGTTTAGTCTTAAAGGATTTGCTAATGGTAACTTACTCAAAGGAGGGTTCTGGTAATGGCTGTTTATGATGCAACCAGTCCGTATTATCAGACTGGGTTTACACAATTTTATTTGGATACCATGGTTAACCGACCTATACCCAAAGAAAACGATGATAAATTCTTTAAAATAAATCAAACATATCAATATCGTCCAGATTTATTAGCATATGACTTGTATAATTCTGCAGGACTATGGTGGGTATTTTATCAACGCAATCCAAACACATTAACAAAACCGCCTATTGATTTTGTAGCTGGTACGTTAATATATCTGCCAAAAATGTCAACACTAAGAACTGTTTTGGGATTATAATAAATGTCAAAAGTTCAAGTATTAGAGGCAGAACGCACACGACTGCTAGAAGAACGTGACGTTTTGGCTGCCCAGTATCAAGCCGGTGACACATCGGTGTTACCACAAATACAAGAGATAAATGCACAACTACGAGAGGTAGTATTACAGATCGAAGCATTGTCTAGTCTACCAGTGGACAGTAGTGGGCAAATTGTTACTAATGCACAGTTAGCACGAGACGATGGTGCTAACACACAAATACCTGAATTAGGACGCCAGATAATTGATGCCGAAGGCAGGATTTCGTTTGCCGAAGATAATGACACTACACCATCAAACGCCAACAAGTATAGTGTTAATGTAGACATTGGCACAGATGGCGAAGTGCGAACACTAGGTGAAACACAAACAGTCAGCGGCCCTGCAGAGCAAGGTGAAATGGTTTCTGAACCTTGGTACGATGCTGGGTCAACTCAAGAAGATCTTGAAATTCGCAACAGCAGTCCAGGAGTATTAATATCAGATCGATCTCAGCCCGGAGTTGGCGCCAACGATGACAGTGGCGCAGTAACTAGTAAAAATGTTCAACAACAGACCATAGATAAATTATTTGCCAATAACAAAGTATCTCCACAGAGAAATGTATTAGATGACTACGCTAGCTACACTTATGAACTAGGATGGTATATTTTAAAGCCTGGTGAGATTAGCAAGTTAATGAATACTTCTCAGGTAAATCGCGCTATTTCAGGCAAGCAACTTTTAGTTCAAAGCGGTGGTGCAGCGTCTCGACGACCCACCAGTAATGCAAACACAGCCAGCATCACTGACCCAACTATAAACACTGACCCAAACTCTCTTGAGCCAGTTGTTGTTATAGGCGCCGGCAGTGGACGAAACGAATTTTTTGATCTTGATTTTTATTTTGATGAACTTCAAATGACTAGCTTATTGCCCGGTGGCGGCGCCGGTACAATGGCTGCACATCAAAATTCAGAATTAAGTTTTAGAATTATAGAACCAAATGGCATATCATTGATAAGCAGACTACGATCTGCTGTGGCAAAATTATACGGTGACACCTATAAAGCCATGGGAAATAATCCAGCCAACTATGTGACTGCACAGTATTGTTTGGTTATTAGATTTTACGGATACGATGAAAATGGCCGCGCAGTACAAGTGGGCACAACCGGTGCCACTGGCGAGTCTGACGAGGAAGTTGACAACTACTACATTGAAAAATTTGTGCCATTCTTGTTACAAGATATTAAATTTAGAGTTGAAAACAAGCTGGTAGAATATAATATTACAGCCAAGCCAATTGCATACAATTTCAACATAGGCAGTGCTCGTGGTCCTATTCCTTATAACTTAGAACTAACTGGTAAAACTATTAAGGAAGTATTAATTGGAAAAACACCAAATACAACAGTATCTGCTGATGCTACCGGGCTAACTCGCGATGACCAATTTGGACAATATGATCCCACAGACAGTGATTTTGGTGCGTTCGGTGAACCACCGACTGGCACAGCGCCAGCACCGTCAAACATAGTATCGGCACCAAATAAGAAAAATAATTACACCGGGTTAGTCGAAGCGTTAAACGAAATACAACAACAACACGTTAAGAATAAAATATACAGTATTGCTGACGAGTATGTCATAGAGTTTGCACCAGACAGTATTGGCGGTGCTCGGGTTGCTAAACAAGGATCTGTTAATAAAAAAGTTGTGCCCATGCAACAAACTACCACAGCCGCTGATATAACATTGGGCGACAAACAAAGCATGGATATTAATAGTCGCGGATTTAGCGTACTGGCAGGAACTGCGGTGGTACAATTTATTGACCAAGTAATGAAAACCAGTGGCTATATCAGCCAACAGCAACTTCAAGTCATTGACGAAACTGATGGCACAGTAAGAAAAAACGGCACCCCGGCCAATCAAGTAGCATGGTACAAAATAAATTTTCAAGCATCGCCGATTGCCTATGATCCATTGCGCCGAGACTTTGCATACAAAATGAAATACGTAATCAGTGCATATGGTATTACAACACTGCAAAGTGAATATTTTCCAGACAGCAAGTTCCGCGGTCTACATAAAAGATATAATTATTGGTTTACCGGGCTTAACAATAGCGTGTTAAAGTTTGAGCAAAACTATAATGCACTATATCAAATTGTAATCAGCGGTAGCCCACTAGGATCAACATTTGCTAACATCTATGATAGCCGACAGTATACACCTAGAGTGTTTCAACCACGAAGCGGACAAAGCTCGCAGTATGCCGAAGGTAGATCTAACGAGCCTGCAGCCAATGCCGCTGACTACCTGTACAGCCCCACAGATCAAGCCGATGTTAAACTTAGAATTATTGGCGATCCTGCATGGCTACAACAAGGCGAAGTTGCCAGTGCAGTTAACGCAAAAACTTTTAATTTCAGTCCATTTTTAGCTGACGGTACAATTAATTTTGACGCATCGGAAATAGCATTTGATATTACCTGGAACCGACCACAAGATTATAACTTGAGCACAGGTGTAATTAATCCTAGACCGTTAAATTCCAATATGGATCGTGAAAATGCAACATATCGAGCTACAAAAATTGTTAGTTATTTTAACAAAGGCTCGTTTGAACAAGAGTTATATGGCAGACTATTACCATTGTCTACTGCTGGATCTAAAACAAGTTCAGTAGACTTTGCACAAAAATCTATAGACCTAGGAACAGATGCGGACAGAGAAACAGGTAGCAATGTTGACCCAGGAATAAGAACACAAGGTACACTGGAACCTGGAGAAGAAATTGCAACCGATAACACATCACCTGATAGCAGTGAAACTCAAATTTCTGAGTCTGCAACAACCCCACAGCCTGCAGAAATGGCTGAAGCCGCAACTTCAAACGGCGACATTGACTCAGCTGCCGATGATGGCACTGCATATTATGCCGGCCTTGGTGAAGATGTGTTTGTAACCACCACAGGTGGCCAATTAATGGATAGAGAAGCATAATGGCAGATAATATTTCAAGAAGTACAGGAAGAAGTAAAAATTACAAGTTTGATCGAGGAGGTATGCCCTCTGAGTTTGGACCATTTATTGGCATAGTGACTAACAATGTTGACCCAACAAGATCTGGTAGACTACAAGTTTGGATCGCAGAGTTTGGATCAGTTAACAAAGATGGCACACCAAATTTAACCGACGAATCAACATGGCGTACCGTCAGTTACCTTCCACCATTCTATGGCATAACTGAACACAGCGGTGCCCCAACTGGTGCAGGTGGATTTGTTCCGGGCAACAGACAATCTTATGGCATGTGGTTTACACCGCCTGACATTGGCGTAAGTGTAATGTGCTTTTTTGCCGGTGGCGATCCAACACAAGGGTACTACGTAGGATGCGTGCCTGAGCCTGGCCTTAATCACATGATTCCAGCAATTGGTGCCAGCAAAAAGTTTAAAATAACTAATCCTGCACAAGCCAATTATTTTGCTGGAGCAACACAGTTACCAGTAGTTGAAATCAATGATGAAAACGAAGGCATAGACAAAAATCCTAAATTCTATGACTCACAAAAACCAGTACATAGTGTACAGGCTGCAATTTTATTTCAGCAAGGTCTAGTCACTGACAACATTCGCGGCCCTATCACCAGCAACAGCCAACGTGAAAGTCCCAGCACCGTATACGGCATTTCGACTCCAGGCCGACCTGTGTACCAGGGCGGGTTTGATCCTGCTGAAATAAAACAAAAATTACAAACAGGACAGATTAAACCACAGGACATTATGGTAATCGGACGCCAAGGTGGACACACCTTTGTCATGGACGATGGCGACCTTACTGGAAAAAACACATTAGTTAGAATTCGATCAGCAAAAGGCCATCAAATTACAATGAGCGATGATGGTAACTGTTTTTACATTACACATGCCAACGGTCAAACATGGTTAGAGTTTGGTGCAGAAGGCAGTGTCGATGTGTTTAGTACAAACTCAATCAACCTTAGAACTAAAGGCACATTAAATTTTCATGCTGATGGTGATATTAACATGTTTGCCGGAAAAACTGTGAACATAAAGTCTGGTTCTAACACCACAATTGAAGCGTCGGCTAAATTAAATCTTATATCTCAAGCTGCCACAACAATTTACAGCAAAAGTGTACTGGGCTTACTCAGCGATGGTGCATTGAACTTAAAATCAAAATCTGGTGGCTGGAATGGTGGGTCAGCACTAAACATTCAAGCCGGTTGTATTAACTTAAATGGCGGTGGGGCACCTTCAGTTTCGCCTCCTATTAGTCTGCGAGATTTGTCGCTGACCGATGTTAAGTTTACCACCAGCGGATGGAAAGCTCAGCCAGGCACACTAAAAACAATTGTTACTCGAGCCCCAACACACGAGCCTTATCCGTACCACAATCAAGGTGTTAATGCAGTTACAAGTCTTGGAGAAGGTATACCGGCCAAACTAGAACCATCTGCAGAAGAAGCAATTTTTGCTGCCGAGGACGCACCGCTTGAAGATCAAATTGACATTGCTGATTATACAGAGCAACCAACTGCTGATGACGGCCTAGGATCTTTAGATCAAGATGAATTTACTGGCGTACTTGCACAGTCTGCGGTATCAACTGGACAACAATTTGATGAAATAGTACCAACTGATGACAATGTGTCAGTTGGTGCATATGGATTAAATTCAGGACAACTAGAAACACTGGGATATGTTAAACCTGGAACAACACAGCAATTGATCAATGGTGATCCAACTACAGCAGAAAAAGTACTGGCTAATCCGTCAGTATGGACCGGTAAAGGTGGCATTAATACATTAACTGGATTTTTATCTGACAAAAAAACACAGTCAACTGCACAACAGGCATTATTTGCAGCCACATTATCTGGACTAAAACAAAAAGGTGCAGTAACTGGCAACGAACCGTCAACACAGCTTGGAGGAATACTGCAAGTTGGTGCTAAGTTTGGTGTTGACACCGCAGTTAAATGGTTAAATGGAAACGCACCGTCGAGCTTGATTAATAATATTGCTAAGACTGCTAGACAGGGACTTTATGCCACTGCATTTTCAAATCAGAAGCTTGGTAGCCTTGGGCGTGCAACTGTACCGGGTTATAATAACACTGTGCAACGATCAAGCATTGACACCGCAGTTGGCGCTATTATTAATAGTTCAAAAATACCAACCCCAGATTTTAGTAACCCAGGAACAGATAATGCTGATGAAAATGTTTGAATTTTAAAATAATAAATATTATATTATGCCAACATTCATCGGATTCAACACTGTCGACCAACCTAAGAAATTTACGTTAACAAACTTTGATTTAGTTAAACGAGATTTTTTAAATGCCATTAACATCAGACAAGGGCAGTTAGTAGGCCGTCCAGGCTACGGAACTACCTTGTGGGATAACCTGTTTGAAAGTCAAACACAGGCCACACAAGCTGCCATTGAACGAGAAATACAACGTGTAGCTGGATTAGATCCACGACTTTATATTAAATCAATTAACGCATATCCTCAGCAAAATGGAATATTGTTAGAAGTTGATGCTGCCATGGTACCTAGCACCGACGCTCAACGTCTAAGCATTTTCTTAGACCAAGAATCTCGACGAGCTAGTTACATATAAACTACGTAGTTTATTATACAAATAAATAAAAGAAACTTAATAAAATGGCAAAAACTACAAGACAAACCGCAATATTTGGAGTTGAAGATTGGAAAAGAATCTATCAAACCTACCGAGAAGCTGACTTTCAAAGCTACGACTTTGAAACTCTACGCAAGAGTTTCATTGACTATTTGCGCTTGTACTATCCAGAAACATTCAATGATTATATTGAATCCAGTGAGTTTATTGCTTTATTAGATGTTATGGCCTTTATGGGGCAAGGACTGGCATTCCGCACTGATCTTAATACTCGAGAAAACTATTTAGACACTGCCGAGCGCCGAGACAGCGTGGTTAGATTAGCTAACCTAGTAAGCTATACACCCAAAAGAAACACAGCCGCACACGGCTACTTAAAAGTTTTTTCTGTTTCTACCACAGAAAATGTCTACGACTATAATGGCATTAATCTTTCAAATATCACAGTTAACTGGGCAGACCCTACAAACCCAGACTGGCAAGAACAATTTACCAGTATTATCAATGCCGCATTGGTGGACAGTCAAAAAATTGGCCGCCCAGGCAATTCACAGACAATACTAGGGGTAAAAACCGACGAGTACGGAATTAGTTTACTGCCTGGCTTCTTGCCAATCATACCCTACAATGCCACAGTTGACGGGGTATCAATGCCGTTTGAAGCAGTGAACTCTACCAGCGTGGGGAAAACATATCTGTATGAACCAGCACCGCGCCCCGGAGTACCGTTTAATGTACTATACCGTAACGACAATCTAGGATACGAAAGTCCAGACACGGGTTATTTCTTTGCTTTTAAGCAAGGCGTGTTACAAAATCAAGACTTTAATTTAGCAGAACGTATTTCTAATAGATCCGTTAACATTAATATTGAAGGTGTTAACAATGATGACCGTTGGTTATTTCAACTCAGCAATGTAGGCAGCATTTCTAAAGAATGGACCTATGTTGACAGCGTGTATAGTGCCGCAGTAGAACAACTATCTCCAAATTTAAGATCGCTGTTTTCTGTCAGCAGTAGAACCAATGACCAAATTACTTTAAACTTTGGCGATGGCGTATTCAGTCAGATCCCAGTAGGCTTGTTCCGCTGTTACGTTCGTGCCAGCAACGGTCTTGAATACATTATTAATCCTGAAGAAATGCAGAGTGTAAGTCTGCCTATCAGCTATGTTAGTCGTACTGGACAAAACCAAGTAATAACATTCACCTGCGGTATCACAACACCGGTGTCCAATGCATTGGCTAGAGAATCAATAACAGAAATTAAACAACGTGCGCCTGCTCGTTACTATACACAAAATCGTATGGTTAACGGTGAGGACTATAACAATTTTCCGTTTACTGCATACAACAGTATTTTAAAAAGCAAAGCTCTTGCACGTAGCAGTATTGGTACCAGTCGATATCTTGATCTAGTAGATAATACTGGAAAATATTCAAGCACTAATACGTTTGGCAGCGATGGCGCCTTGTATGAAAACAATGTGTTACCTACAATTTTATTCAGCTGGCTAACCACCAACGACATTGTTGATGCAATTACAAACAAGCTACAGCCAAATTTAGTTGGCAGTTTGATGCATCAGTTTTACTATGCTAACTTCTACCGCCCATCATTGACAACTGGATTACCAGTTACCTGGCACCAAAGTACCACACAGGTCAACGAAACCAGTGGTTATTTTGTAGTGTCCGGTAGCCCAGCCCCAATTGGATTCTATTCTGGATCTAATACAAAGTATATTACAGTTGGTTCTATTGTAAAGTTTGTGCCACCTCCTGGTTACTTTTTTGACGCAAACAATAGACTCAAAGTTGGGACTCCGGTACTAGCCGATGAAAAATTAGAAATATGGGCATCGCCTACCAGTGTAATACTTGACGGTACTGCACAAGGTGTTGGCAACTTACCTAACGGAGTTGGTCCAGTAGTTTTAAATAATTTTGTTCCTACTGGCGCAATTGCCAGTCAGGTTATTCCGTTGTTTAACACCGACTTGCCCACAGACATACAGCAACAGATGCTAGAGCAAATTGAGTTGTTTAGAAATTTTGGACTTGGGTACAACAATTTAACCAACACTTGGTATGTAATTTCTTCAACAAACTTAGATCAAGATGCGGCATTTAGTTTGGCTAACGCACAATCAACATTAGGCATTAACAATGATGCCAGCTGGCTAGCACAGTTTGTAACAAATGGCGAGTCTTATACTATAACTCTAAGAGGCCTAGCATACTATTTTGGTAGTGTATTAAAAACTAGATTCTTCTTTAACGATGGTAACAAAATCTATGATAGCCGCACAGGAACAACTATTAAAGATTTTATCAATGTGTTAAAAACCAATAGCAAACCTGACTCTAATCAGCCTTTGCCCGGTGACATATACATGACCATTGTTGGTCAACCTGTACAAAGCGACGGTTACGTTGACGACTTTCAGGTATTAGTAAGTTATCGAGACAGTGATGCAGATAATGTTCCTGACAACCCTGACTTTTTCTCTGAAATTGTTGGACCAGAACCAACATCGGGACAACCCGGTAGTCTAGTGTTCTTGCAGGAAACAGTTGACTTTGATAACCTGCAGAGATATCTGTTAGTTGAAAAAGACATTGTCAACTATTCCTATGCTACACAGTCTGCAATTGAAGCAGTTAAATTGGAATATGTCCCTGGACAGGTATTTTATGCATACACAGATAATGCATTTTACATCTTAGTTGAAAATATTGATGGTGTTAGATCGTTACAATCAACTACAGAATTTATTACCCGCAAAGGACGCCAAGATCTATATTTCCAGTATAGACACAATAGTCCATTGACCAGCAGGATTGATCCCGGTACTACCAACATTATTGATTTGTATGTCGTGACACAACAGTACTATACTGCATATCAAAACTGGGTGCGCGATACCACTGATACAATACCTATGCCCGAGATGCCAACAATTAATCAGTTAAGCAATGAATATGCAGGACTGCAAGAATATAAAATGATATCCGACAATGTTGTGTTAAACTCGGTGACATTTAAACCATTATTTGGCGCCAAGGCAGCCAAAGAATTGCAAGCAACAATAAAAGTTATCAAGGCAGCAGGTAGCACAGCCAGCATCAGTGAGATTAAGAATTTAGTGATTGCAAACATTAACAACTATTTTACCATTGACAAATGGAATTTTGGAGACACGTTCTATTTCTCAGAATTAGCCGCATACCTACATAAACAAATGGGAGATGTTATCAGTTCAGCAGTATTGGTTCCGTTAGACATACAAAAGAGTTTTGGCGATCTCTATGAAATTCGTAGCGCACCCAATGAAATATTTGTTAATGCAGCCACAGTTGCGTCAGTTGAAGTTATCGACGCATTAACAAGCACAAATTTACGCACAGCACCCGGTAGTGGAGTTATATAATGGCACAAGCCCAAGTACGCAGTATTGATTTTTTACCTGAGATTTTTCAAACTCAGACAAATCGCCAATTTTTAGCCGCAACATTAGATCAATTAATACAAGAACCAAAGTTTAAAAAGACACAGGGGTTTGTAGGTCAAACAGTTGGCCCAGGAGTTAACCCCAACGATTATTATGTCACAGAACCAAGCAAAGTTCGGAGCGACTATCAACTTGAACCTGGCGTAATTATCAAGAAGCCAGACAGTGACACTATCAAAGATGCAATCACTTATCCAGGGATAATCGATGCATTAACAGTCAAAGGCGCAAACTCTCCAAACAACGATCGTTTGTTCACCAGTGACTACTATACCTGGGATCCGTTTGTTGACTATGATAAGTTCTCAAATTTTAGTCAATACTATTGGCTGCCGCAGGGACCAGACAGTGTAGTTGTAGCCGCAACAACAGTACCAGTTACCAACGATTTTGATGTAACACGTACAAACAAAGGATATACAGTTGTTGGGGAATCTGGTCGCAACCCAACGATCACACTTGTTCGAGGCGGGAATTATACATTTAATGTAAATCAACCTAATCAACCATTCTGGATTCAATCAGCCCCGGGTGTTACTGGCCAATTACCTGCAACACCAAATCTCAGCAGTCGCGGAGTATTAGGTGTAAGCAACAACGGAGCTTCATCTGGACAGGTTACATTTAATGTGCCGTACAAAACAGCACAGAACTTTTATTATCAAAATTTAAACAGCATTGGTACAGTGGACTTAGTCACTGACTTAAAATACAGCGACATTAACAATGTTTTCGTCACTGATTTTATTGCCAAGTATGGCGGCATCGACGGCATTAAAGACCTCAACGGCCGCACATTGATTTTTAAACACACTGTTGAAGATGCAGCCGCAGCAGGCTGGCTAGAAACCACTCAGTTTGACCCAATAGTTCGAACCGCACCTAATCAAGTTGGTGAAAATATCAGTTATGATATTAACAGCCAACCATACGATGATGTGCCTTATGAAACAATCACAGACATTATTGTAAGCGGCAGTTCAGATCCTCTTGACGGCCAGCCGGGATCATTTGATTCAACTACATACGATCAAGTTACACCTATTAACGACCCAGCTGTTCGCTACGGAATCTGGCAGATTAACTATGTAGCCACCGATGATGGCACATTTTACATTAAATTAAATGTTTATCAAACTGTAAGCGCACTATCGTCATTCTCTATCAAGTACGGTACAGAATATAGTAGCTCACAATGGTTTAAAAATCAAACTGGATACTTTGAAGAATTCCCACTGCTAAGTGCAGTGCAAGATGTATTGTATTATCAAGATACTACCAATCCAGCATTTTTTGGCGAAATTAGATTAATCGATCAAACTTCCGATCAAACTTTGTTTATCGAAGATATTATTGGAAAGCCAACATTTACTAGTCCTAACGGGGTTACATTCACCAACGGACTAAAAGTTCAATTTGAAGGTACAGTTGTTCCTAGCAGTTACCAAGGACAAACATACTATGTTGAAGGTGTGGGTTCGGCAATACAATTATTGCCGGTGGGCAATTTTGTTACTCCGGAGACATACACACAAAGTGAAACATTACCATTTGACAGTCTTGGATACGATATTGGCAACTTTGATGCAAACTTAAATGCACCGGATATACAAGATTATATTACAATTAATCGAGCAAGCCCAGACTTAAACGCATGGACTCGTAGCAATCGCTGGTTCCACTTGCAGGTAATTTTAGATACTGCAACTTATAATAATCAGCCACCTAAGCTCAACAATCTAAGACGAGCACGTCGACCTATTTTAGAATTTAGACCCGGCATTAAACTCTGGGACTCGGGCACAAAAGGCAAACAGCCAATTGATATCATTGACTTTGTACAGACTGATGCATTAAGCAATGTTGATGGTACAATTGGATATAGCACCAATGGCTATACTTTAGTAGCAGGTACTCGAATTGTGTTTGCAGCCGACAACGATCTGCAGGTTAGAAACAAAGTATACACTGTGCAATTTATCAAGCCTGACGGAGTGCCACCGCTAATTGCTCAACCAGTGATTAACTTAGTTGAAGCGCCAGATGCATTAGTGTTACCTGACGAAACTGTTGTCTGTTTAAACGGCGCAACACTACAAGGTGTTACTTTTAGATTTAACGGTGACACTTGGATCCAGTCACAGCAAAAGAATTCTGTCAATCAAGCACCATTGTTTGATGTTTATGACAGTCAAGGAATTAGTTTGGGCAACAGAGATGTATATCCTAGCTCGTCATTTCTTGGCACAAAATTATTTTCATATGCCGCAGGCTCTGGTTCAGCTGATGATGTTTTAGGATTCCCACTAAGATATTTGACCATTAACAATGTAGGCGACATTGTATTTGACAATAATCTTTACAAAGATACATTTTACTACGTTGTCAATGCTTCTAGTATTACTAAAAATATCAGTATTGGCACTGTTAGAGAATATTCTGACAGGGTTGTGTTTGAACGAAAACTGGGCTGGCAACGAGCTGTAGTCCAAAGCCGACAATACCAACAATTTAAGTTTACCTATGATGGATCTCCGTTAATCTTAGATGTTGTGGTTGTTGACCCTGACTCAATCCCGCCAATAAAATTATATGTTGGATCAAAGTTCCAGGACACTAACACTTATACCATTGAACGAAACACAATTGATAACACCACGGTTATAACATTATTGTATACTTACGTGCCCGGCGATGTAATCGAAGTACTGGCATTAAGTAATCAAGTAAGCCAAATTGGTTTTTATCAAGTCCCAATTAATTTACAAAATAACCCATTCAATGGAAATTCTGACACGTTTACCCTTGGATCAATACGCAAGCACTACGAAAGTATCTGCGAAAACTTAACAGATTTAACAGGACCTGTTAATGGCAGCAATAATTCTAGAGATCTCGGAAATATTGTTCCTTATGGTCTAAACATATTACAACAAAGCAGTCCGTTGACTCTTGCTGGGTATTTCCTGCGCAGTCCAGAGTATGAGATTTTTGCCGCAATTAATTATAATAGTCAAGAGTATATTAAGTTTAAATCAAAACTATTGTATACAGTTGCTCAAAATGACTATAGCAATATGACCACTGCTGAAATTTTAGATTCAGCAATTGATACTATTAATCAAGGAAAAACTTCTAGAGATCCATTCTACTGGAGTGATATGTTGCCTAGTGGAAATATCTATACTAGCAACACCTACATTTACAATACAATAAGCACACCTATTTTTAATACTGTGCAGTCGTATAATTTTAATAGTTCTAATTATCAAGGTCTGTTGGTATTTTTAAACAATGTATTGCTGACAATAGGCTACGAATATGTTGTGACTGAAGATTCTGCGCACATAGAAATTCTTGTACCATTAGTCGACGGGGACGTGGTAGAGATTAGAGAGTATTCGGCTACATATGGAAACTTTGTGCCCAACACACCAACAAAGATGGGACTGTATCCATCGTACAAACCTAAAATATTTTTAGATGATACATTTGTAAATCCTCGAATGGTAATACAGGGTCACGACGGAAGTATCACTGTGGGGTTTGGCGACTTTAGAGATCAAGTGCTATTAGAATTTGAGACTCGAATTTTTGATAATTTAAAAATACATTCCAAAATACCAATTGTACCAGCTGACGTAATACCCGGCGAGTTTAGAACAACTGGATATTCAAAAGCTGATATCACAAATATTTTATCTGAAAGCTTCTTAAGCTGGGTAGCTTGGAACAAATTAGATTTTAATAGTCAAACATTTATTGCCGACAACGAGTTTACTTGGAACTATAGTTCATCTGGAAATAAAATTAATGGACAACCACTAATTGGCGGTTGGAGAGGCTCGTATCTATACTACTATGACACTATCTCTCCTAATACAACGCCTTGGGAGATGCTAGGGTTCAGCGAAGAACCTAGTTGGTGGGAAAATAGATATGGTTCTGTGCCATACACCAAAGGAAACTTGGTGTTATGGGACGACCTTGAAATTGGTTTGGTAGCAGATCCTGCGGGCCCATATATATTACCGCAGTATGCACGCCCGGGTCTTACCAGTATTATCCCTTCAGGTACCCAAGGAGAGCTGCTAAGTCCGTTCGACAGCCTAGTAGGCCCATACAATTCCGCAAACTTTAAAAAGAGCTGGTCAGTGGGCGATGTTGGACCAGTTGAAGGTAGCTGGATTAACAGCAGTAGCTATCCATTTGCACTAATGCGCTTGTATGCATTAACACGACCAGCAGAGTTTTTTGCATTGTTTGCAGACCGTGATCTCTACAAATACAATGCTGAATTTGATCAATATTTGTACAATGATCGTTACAGACTTGACGCCAGTGGAGTGCAGATTTACGGAAATGGTACGTCAAAGGCCAGTTATATCAATTGGATTGTGGACTACAATCGACAGTTAGGGCATGACAGTACTACTATTTTACAAGAAGATTTAGCCAGCTTGGATGTGCGCCTGTGCTATCGCATGGCATCATACACTGACAAACAGTATCTAAAAATATATTTAGAAAAAAGCAATCCTAACAGTACCAACAGCAGTCTGTTGTTGCCCGACGACAGCTACAATGTCTTGCTCTATAAAAATCAACCATTTAAAAGTACCACATACAGTTCAGTGGTGGTACAGCGTGTTGAAAAAGGCTATGCAGTCTACGGATACAGCAATGAAAATCCCTTCTTCCAGATTTTGGTTAGCAAGCCAGTTGGACCAACCCGAACATTGTTTGCTGGGGGAATAACTGTTACAGTGCCAACAGAATATACCAATACAATTGCACAAGTTCCATACGGCTATGTGTTCACTAATGCCACAGTAATGGCTGATTTCTTGTTAAGCTATGGTGAATTTTTAAAATCCCAAGGCATGGTATTTGAAACTGTTGAGAATGGTTACATACTTGATTGGCCGCAAATGGCCCAGGAATTTTTATACTGGGTTGGCCAAGGGTGGGCGCCAGGTAGTGTAATTAATTTGAATCCTAATGCTACAAAATTAGTAGTTTCACAGCCACAGGCTGTGGTTGACAATGTAGTAGTGCAAACCCCTACTAAACAAATACTGGATCAAAATAAAAATAAATTCCCTGCAAGAGACGCAGTGATTGACCGCAACGGTAATTTGTTTACTATCTCTAGTCCAACTCAACAAACAATATCTTTTGTTGACCTGCAATTTACCAGCTACGAGAATTTGCTAGTTCTTAATAATGTTAGCACGTTCAATGACTTAATCTACGATCCTATCACAGGATCTAGACAGAGCCGAATCAATATGGTTGGATGGACCACCACAGATTGGAACGGAACGGTTGATGCTCCGGGCTTTATTTTCAATGAAGAGACAGTACTTGAGTGGCAGCCGAATAAAAAATATACCAAAGGGCAGATAGTAATTTACAAAAACAATTATTGGAGCGCACAAAACATTATACAACCAAAAGTAACTTTTGACTATAATGATTGGGTAAAGAGTGACTATACTTTAATACAAAAAGGTATGTTGCCTAACTTGGCTAACAAAGCTAATCAACTGCAAAACAGTTATAATGTTAACTCGGCAAATCTTGAGCGTGACAACGACCTGTTAAGCTATGGCCTTATTGGATTCCGACCACGCCAGTACATGCAGGCTCTTAATCTTGATGATGTCAGTCAAGTAAATGTCTATAAGCAATTCTTAAAGACCAAAGGAACTCGTCGAGCCATTCAACAATTTACTAATGCTGACCTAGGCAAGGAAATAGCCGAATACAATGTTTATGAAAACTGGGCAATCCAACAGGCAGTTTATGGTGCTAACGCAAACAGAAGCTACATCGAACTTCGATTAAACGCCGCAGATTTAAAATCTGATCCATCATTGGTGCAGGTAATACAGCCTGGTCAAGAAAGTGATGCTGATCAAACAATATTATTAAATGATGTCTGGAAAGAAAGTTATAAACTAACATCTACAGATATTTTACCTACCACATATACAACGCCACTTGACAAGGGCTTGCCCAGTGCAGGATATGTTGACTTAGATGATGTGGACATCACAGTATTTGATCTTGAAGATCGTACTGCGCTTGATGCTTATCTAAGCAATATCAAAGTTGGCACTAAAATTTGGGTGGCTAAAGTTGATGAGTACAATTGGAATGTTTACAGAACTGATGCTGTGCCCGGTTATATTGAATCTGTCACTGACAACCTAAACGGAACCAGCACAGTTAATTTTACTAAACCACACAATCTAGTAGATAATCAAACAATTATTATCAAATATTTTAACCCAGCGGTTGATGGTGTGTACAATGTACTAGCAGTTACCGGTGTTAACACTGTGACTATTGCATATACTTTTACTGGAACTGCAACCACAATTGAAGGTGACGAAGGTATTGTGTTTTATACACAGACCATGCGCATCAAACAGCCCAGCGACATTGTTAATTTGTCCTATGCTAAACAGTTATTTGCTGGTGCTAGAGTGTGGGTTGACACTGATAGCCAAGGGCATTGGGAAGTATTAGAAAAGCAAGATCCATTTAAGTCAAGTCAAATACTAGATGTTGGTACAACATACCCACTTGAAGAATTTGGAACATCAGTTGCACAAGCTCGCGAAAATATCAGTGCTTTAGTTGGCGCCCCTGGCTATAAAACAGCCGGTGGCGTATATGTTTATCAGCGCAGTCCCAACGTCGGGTATGTGCCAGATGCTATCATTGAATTAGATGCCACAGCTACATCGGGATTTGGTAATTCGTTAAGCATTGGAAATCAAGATTGGGCGTTTGCTGGCGCCAGCAAGAGCCGCGGGGACGAAGGTTACGCAGCCGTATTGCATAGATATTCAAATACAGCTTGGCAAATGTGGCAATTGTTTATTGCAGATGATCAGCCAGGATACGGGTTATACGGAAATTCAGTAGTAGTCAGTGACAATGAACGCTGGGCTTATGTTGGTGCACCTGGCGCTAACTCAGTGTATGCTTATGGCAAAGTTGACGTACAAACACAGAAAAAAGAGTTTGTAACTGACGGAACATCATATCAATTTTATATTGGTAATGCTATTCAATTCAACGAAGATACCCAGTTATCAGTGGTATTAAGCAATCAATTGTTGATATTAAACACAGATTACACAGTGTTGAACGGTGATACTATTGTATTCCCCGAAGCACCACGTGCATTGCAACCATTGGTGGTTTCAAGACTTACTAGCACACAATTAGATCGAACCACATACTATAATGTTGTTGCGTCAAACGTAACAGCTTCGGGTGGATCGGGTGCAGTGTTTACTGTTGTAAACACTCGTGGCGTCTACAACACTTCAGTTTCAAATGGCGGCCTTGGATACATTATTCCTGAAGGATTTTATAATTCAACAGGCAGTAGCGGCACCACTTTTAAAGTTGACAGCACAGTTGGCATCGTGCCGGGAATGGTCTGCCTAGGTACAGGTGTAACGGCTGGACAAAAAGTAGTAACTGTGTTAGATTTAACAACAGTTATTTTAGATGCACCTCCAAACGGTTTGCCAGTTAACGGACAAAATTATAGATTCTGTCCAGTATTAAAAATTGTAGGCACAGACATTGGCGGCGCAAGTCCAGCAAATGATCTTTACTTGACAGTGACAAACTCAACAACCACAACTGGCATGGTACAGATTGTAACTAGTTCTGGCAGCGGTGTATCAAATAACAACTACTTCCCGTTGTCGGACTATTTCTATACAATTGATAACTTGTATGGCTTTACTGTATTTGTAAACGGAACTATTCAACGGCCTAAACTTGATTATGAATTTAACAGTGACAGTAGCGGGCATTATCCATTGCTGTTAGAGTTTATAACTATTCCACCTGCTGGCGCAGAAATTGTAGTTAAGGCACAGTCGTATTACGAATACGTTAAAACTATTACAGTCTCCGGTCTACCACAGGATGCAAAGTTTGGTCAGACTGTGAGTTGCACCACCGATGGCCGACAAGTAATCATTGGTGCTCCATATACCAATGATACCTATGACAAGAGTGGATCGGTATATGTGTTTGATCGTAATGTTCAAAGATATATCATAACTGACCCAACTGTGACAACATTTGCACTGCCTGTTGGTTGGTCTGGACCGGTGTCTGTTATATTGAATAACCAGTTCTTGACCAACAACAGAAACTTTATCGACGGGCAATTTAGTGTTAACGGTAACAATGTTGAGATCAACAGTAACATCAAATTAAATGTTGGTGACATTTTAGAAATTGAAAATAATATTTTCACTCAACTACAAAAACTCACTGAAAATACTCCGGCTAAGAATGCATATTATGGATGGAGTACTGATATCTGTAATGTAAATTGTAGCATTTATATCGGTGCTCCCAATGACGACTATGCATTATCTAAAGCTGGATCAGTTGAACGTGCTGTAAACCAAGCCAAAGTATACGGTGTGATCACATCTACTGTGCCTAACCCTGCACTAACTGCTGGCAACACACTGCGTATTAATAACATGGTTATAGCGGTGCCTGCGTATCCAAACAATAATGTAGCTGGACTAGCTGCCGCAATTAATGCCAGCACAATACCAAATGTTGTGGCAGCAGTATCCAACGGATACTTGACATTAACTGTGAAAAATTATGATGCTGCCGCAAACTTTAACAAACTAAATGTGTTGCCAGGAGCAGTAGGGTCAGCATTTACTGCATTGGGATTCAAGCCTTTTGTATACACACAGACTATTGTAAGTCCAGTACCACAGTACTATGCAAAATTTGGTCAATCTGTTAACATAGATACATCATCAACTAACTTAACAATTGGTGCGCCAAACGGATCTGTAATACAGCCAACAACATTTGATAATGGTCAAACATATTTTGACGGCCGTGCTACTACAATTATTAATCTTATTGAGCGTAGTGGAGTTGTTTACACATACGACTATTTTGAAAGTGCAGAACCATCAGTGGTTAATCCTGGCAAATTTGTATTTGGACAACAGGTTTATACAGACAACGTCTACGAACAAGATCAGTTTGGTACATCAATTAACTATACATCCGGGGTACTAATGATTGGTGCGCCGGGCTATGATGCAGGTGACAGCACTTTATTGGCTTACGGATCAACTTCGGTACTAAATAATCCTAATAGAACACTTGCTTGGGTGCCAATCCGTAAACAATCTCCAACAGTTGAAGTGTCACTGTTAAATTCTGTTTACATGTACAACAGAATAACATCGGCAAAAACACAGTTTTTTGATTTTATTAATCCGTTACAGGGTAAAATTTTAGGTGTTGCACAACAAAATATTGATTTTATCGGATCAATTGATCCTGCAAGTTATAATATCGGTACAGTTAATAATTTTGGTAATTCGTGGCAGGACAATTATGTTGGACAAATTTGGTGGGATACATCAATGGCTCGATTCATTGATCCCAACCAAGACGACAT